ATTGATGATGGCTGAAATAAATGATCTCTCTGGCGATTCATAATCCGGCGCGTCAAATGGTTTATATATTGTTTTTGATGTGTACATAATTTTATACAAAAATAATGTCAGGCTCTCACATTCTGCTATACCAGACAAGAGAGACGCAGCGCACTGTCCTGACTCTAGCGATGTTGCCGCTCTGCTAGCTTACGGTTAAATTTATCTGTTTAGTTTAATCTCAATCTGGCTTTTTTTGCGTACAAGATCGCCAAGATGGAGGCTAAGTAAATTGATCTGCTGGTGATGACGTTTGATCTGTAGCATGATCAATTTTAGTTTTAATCTTCTGTAAAAGTTGTTCATAAAAGTCTCGCATAGCTTGCGTCACGATTTCTACGCTGACGTTCTTTTTTTTCTACTTTGTAGGTATAGCGCAGATTGTCAAACAAATGGTATGCGCCAGTAGCTACAAGCGTTGGCAGGATGAATCCGACTACGATGATGATTACGAATAGCATTTTTCTCTCCAGTTAGTGCCAGTGCGAAGTGCCTTGGCTTGGATGTAATGATAGTCTTATTATTTAAGATGTCAACAGGTCAGATGAAAAAAAGTTAAAAAATTATTCTAGCGTCAAATTCCTCTCTAAGCGCATTGACTGTAGGATCATCAGACGCACAAGCAGAAGGATTAGCAACGATCTCCCTGGAGCTATACACGCGCTCGTCAGGTTCACCATTGCGGACATGCTGGCTATCAATGATGTAAACAGCCTCGTGAGGACTGCTAGACTCTGCTCTTGTCCAGGGAACTAGATCAGGATGTAGGACATGCTGGTCACAGCCTTGATGCTGCCAGGAGACAGGAATAGGGGCGTTTTCATTCCTAGCGCAGAGCCATTCTGAGTCCGCTGTAGGCGTTGAATGAGCGCAAGTGCGGCAGTTCACTTCTTCAGTCATTTTTGTTTTATGGCAAAACGTATGCGCTGGACACATCTTGCATTCATACCAGGAAGGGTCTGCACTTATCGGCTCTGGCATGTATTCTGACAATGCAATTTTCTTACCGCGCTCGATAGCTTTTGTAGCGGCAGTGTAGTTGAAGTCAACTATTTCAGTATGGATATCGTCATTGTCCTTGCAGATAGCAAAGTACAGGGCTTTTTTGACCTTCAGTCCAAGCATGTAGCCCTGCATCTGGATATAATGCACTGGCTTCTCCTTCTCCAGGCCATGTTTGACTAGTGCAGTGAAGGACTTCTTGCTATGCGTCTTGATCTCCAGCACTAGACTCTCGGACTCATGCCCTGGTACGCCAGCAGTCAATAATCCGTCAGCAGAACCAGATATATGTGAGCCAAAGTCTACTGAAGTTTGCCTAGAATTGATCTCTATCCCAATAGATTTTAAGTCTTTAATGACCTGATCTTCTTCTAGCTGACCGCGACGAAATAATCGTAGCAAGCGTCCAGAATGTTTTTGTATGACTGCCCATCTGAAATTGAGCCATAGGTGACGGTCACAAGAATGGCCCAGAAGAGAAATTCCGAGATGAGGGCGAGGTAATTCCTGATTGTTCTCATGATAATGGTCGATTAACGAAGCAATCGTGTTTGTTGTGTCTTTAATTTCCATGATTTTCCTTTGCATCCTCAATTCGTTTTTTTGCAATTTGAAAATAATCAGGATCTTTTTCCATGCCAACAAAGTTGCGGCCAGTGTTTACACAAGCAACTCCAGTAGTGCCGGAACCCATAAATGGATCAATCACTACATCGCCTTTTTTAGACCAAGATTCAATATGATCTTTTGCTAGAGAAATAGGAAATTTTGCAGGATGGTCATATTTTACATTTCCCTTGTCTGTAGATATTTGCCACACGTTCCACCTTGACCCGTATTCTTTTATCGATGCGCCATGGCAAGCGGCTTTTTTTGTTGTCCCATCTGACTGCCTTTCTGTGCCAGTTACTTTTCTACCATAAGATAAGTTTTTTCTGTCTTTAATGATGTTAATTGTTCTTGGCTTACCCTTTGACAACACAAACATATACTCAAAGCACTGGTTGTATCGCGTGTGCATTGGAAACGCGATACCATCCTTCATGTAAATCATTGTGTCATGCAAATTTAGTCCAAGTTCCATAAAACGTAATGCTTGCTTAAAAGATGAGCCTGTTTCAGATCCGTTAATTGTTGCATCCCCGACAACCCAAACAATCACACCGCCGTCAGCAATAATTCTTACAATTTGCTTTGCTATTGAATCAAAACACCACTCAAGATTTCCATTATAGGTTCTAAGGTTGTCGTAAGGAGGGCTTGTCACGCAAAGATCAATGCTGTTGTCCACAATTGACTCCATTTCTATTAGACAATCATTGTGTCTTAGATCAATGATACTCATTACTATCTCCATGTGTCTTTAGTTTAGGTCGGCACTTCCTTGTGCCAATGGCTGAATTATTTCTTCTTCCAAGGAGGAGCGGCTGTGTCTGAAGCCTTTGCAGCAGAGCCAGTAGCCATAGACTTAAAGCCAACTACGCGATTCTGGGCGCCATAGCCTTCTGACTCCTGGATCTCTACTTTGATCTGACATTTGCCGCCGATTAGTTCATCAGTGTCGCCAATCTTGGCTAGACCAATTGCACGCATGAGGTCAGCTAATTGCATGCGTCCGATTTCCTCCGCTTTGCTAGAAGCATTGCGGATAGTGATCATGCCGTAAATGACTCGACCAGCATTAGTTGGCCCAAGAATGTCATATCTGACGTTGATGTACTGACCGCCAGACTTAGAGTCTTTTAGAAGCGCGTCCACAACGTTGGCGGTGTACCAACCCACGGGAATAGGATCAAAACTTCCAGTGCTAGCAGTAGGCAAAGAATCAAGAGTGAAAACCTCATTTAAATTAGCCATGATATGTTCCTATTAGTTAGTGGGATTGTTCTGCGATATTAATGTCTAGCAATTCTTCTATCTCAATTTGCATCTGCTCAGTGACGCTTGCAAAAGTGTTCAAAGCCTGATCTGCATTAATCGTTGATCCGATTTCAGCAAAACACTCAACAAGCATATTAGCTAATGCTGATATGGCTACTACCATGTCAACGCCTTCTAGTAGATCTTCAAGTTTTTCAATGACTTCATCAAGCTGATCTTGATTTTCGACTCTGTCTAACATGCTCATGATTCACCATTTTCATTAATTTCTTCCAAATATGCCTCATAAGGTTCCATAAGAATTTCAATAAGTCTTTGCATAACTAATGCAGCATTAAATTCATCATCATTTCTGGCTTGGTGCACAAGAACATCGCCAGCAACCATTACACACGCAACCGCGACAAGCGCTGAAGATTTTTCTTTAAGCAATTTAATAATTTCAAGATAATAAGCTTTACATTCTTCAACAGCGTTTTCTGTATCCAGTTCAGGTAAATCCGGTTTCATTAGTTGTCTCCTGTTATTTTTCGGATGATTGCGCCAAGTTCTGCATCTTCCCAGGGGGATAACTTTCCTGACCTGTCTTTGGCGGTCCAGAGTCCATCGCTGTCACACATAAGGCCACGATGAGTAGCACCATCAGCATCACGCTCAACACGCAAAGCGAGAACTTCGTCAAAGAAGTAAGGTAACATCTGACCGAGTTTGTTTCCCGGCATGCTTGGGCTGTAGAGGATTCTTCCGTTTTCATCTGTCGCTTTCTCCGTCTTGGCACTCATATACACATGCTTTCTAGGCAAATCCCGAAAAGCGCGGATCAGGTCTGTCATCTGCTCTTGCAGTGCGCCATAGGCTTGTCTAGGGTCTTTGGTTAGCTTCTTCTCAGTGTTCAGGACAACTTCAGCGATCTCACTGATGCTGTCGATTGCGACTGATTGAAACTGATCAGCTTCTTTTGAGTTTAGAAGCCACTCATATGCTTCATTTAACTCAGTCATGGACGTTACATTCAAGTACGGGATTTCTAGATCAGCAAGCGCCAATAAACCGCCTTCTGCTGAAATCACGACTGGGTTAGGAAGTGTGCCGATAAGAGTGGTCTTACCAACGCCGGATTGACCATGCACAAGGATTTTGACGCTATCGGAAGCGTAACCCTTGGTGGTCATTAGTTGAATTGCCATTTCATACTCCTTTGTTATAGAGCCGTTCTTGCTGGCTC